CACTGATCTTCTCACCGGAACGCTGGAAGATAACAGGATAAAAGTAAAAGAGGGCAAGAAGCAATGACCTATTTAATACATGGCACGAAAGCGGTACAGAAGACGACGCAAGAAGAAGCTATGGAGCAAGAAATCAGACTATACATGTCTCGACGGTACGATAGTCTCGATGGACAGTACATGGGAGGTTGCCTGTGCTGAGCGTCTGGACACTCTTGGAATTAAGTGGCAGAGAAACCCGTCCATTAAGCTACAATATAGAGACCGAAAGCTGCGCCTTCGGAACTACATACCAGACTTCTACCTACCAGACTTCGACGTTTATTTGGAGGTCAAAGGATACTGGACGGCAGCTGCAAAATGGAAGATGCGAGACATCATGGTCCGATACCCTGGTAAGATCCGATTGCTCGAATCTCTTGAAGAAATTTCAAAATTATCTATACCAGTTGAGCCCACAATCATTGAGTGCTGGAAGACAACTAAGCTCGGAGAACAAAAATGAAAGTGTCTAGCATCTTAGAACAGATTGCCTCAACCCGCGGAACCAACGCAAAGACTGATATTCTAAGGGAGCATTCATCAAATGAATTGCTTCAACGAGTACTTAAGGCTGGGTTAGATAACTTTACGCCCTTTAATGTCATAAAAATACCCAAGGTTATAGAGAGATGCGTTCTTTCTGATGAGCTGGTTAGGTGGAATATGTTTCTAGATGCAGCAGACACATGCGCTACTCGTTTCTGGACCGGCAATAAGGCAATTGAAGTAATTCATAATGCGCTCGCTTTCTGCACAGAAGATGAGGAAAGGTGGATGCGCAAAATCTTAAAGAAGAAGCTATCGATTGGAGCATCCACTAAAACAGTCAACAAGGTTTTTCCTGGATTGATCCCAACATTCGAAGTTGCATTGGCACAGCAGTTTGAGCTTAAGCGTATTAAGGACATGGAGTCTGTGTATGTAGAGCCTAAGCTTGACGGTATCAGGTGCTTCGCGATAGTTGAAAATGGTGAAGCCCAACTGTTTGCTAGATCGGGTAAACTGATCTCAAACTTCGACAGCACCATCGGCGCTGCCCTTGGCAAGCTCGGAGATGGATGTTACGACGGTGAACTGATGGGTGAAGACTTTGTAGCTCTCATGAGGCAAGCTTATCGAAAAGAAAACGTCGACATTGAGCATGCATTTCTGTCACTGTTCGACTATCTTCCACTAGAAGAATGGAAATCTGGAGACGTTGTAATGACGACCCAAGAGAGATACACAGAGCTGAATGCACACTTTGACACTATCTCTACTCCGTACATCACCATCGTGAAAAGACATGAGGTCCCCGCAAGGCTAGAAGACATTATGGCTCTTCATCATACATTCGTTCAAGAAGGATTCGAAGGCGCCATGGTAAAAACAATCGATGCACCTTACAGGTTCGGTCGAAGCTATGACGTCATGAAGGTTAAAGAGTTTCACGATGTTGATCTACCTATCATCGGTCTGGAGGAAGGGACAGGACGACACGTCGGTCGGCTGGGAGCAGTCAAGATAGACTTCAATGGAGTTATCGTTAAGGTCGGATCTGGATTCTCGGATGAACAACGAGAGCAGGTATGGAATGACCAAGCCAGCTTCATGGGTCGTATCATCGAAGTGCGCTATCAAGAGGTTACCCCTGACGGCTCATTGCGTTTTCCGACTTTCGTATGCTTCCGAAATGATCGATAAATCGACGCGGCAAATAACAGAAACTACTAAAGAAATCGCATGAGCATCAAAAAGAAGAAGCCAATCAACAGATCAAAGAATTCCTATAGACTAAGAAAGATAGAGAGGTACCTGATTGCACAAGGCTATGTCCAAGTCCCAGATGACCGATGTATACGTTGGGTCGATTGCGTATCTAATGGAAGGGATATATGCTATCGTGTTGAGGACATCTTTTCCCTTGATCTCGATCGTCAGCTTCAGCAGCTCGGTGGTTACAATAAACCTGGCGGAAAGGATGGGTATTTCAGTATCGATGCTCCCAGTGAAAAGATGTACGATATTCAGGCTTATACTATAGTGGACGCTGTCAAGCGTAGCAGGGCACTTGTACTCTGGCGCTCGTGACAGGTGGCTATTTGACCACATGTCCTGGCTCACTACGTACGCTTTTTACACAATGTGTTCTGGCTGCTTTCCACGTGGACTATAGAATTTAGCAAATTTTCTACTTTCGGCTAAATACATTAAGGAGCCGAAGTACACCGAAACATGATGTTACGGTCTAATTGTTACATTTGTAAAATGATTGTAAATTTAATTTGTTAAATGTTTGTAAATCTTTTTGTTAAAGAATTGTAAAACTTTGAGCTCGGGAAAACTCCACGAGAGCGTCCCTCGAGTCTCGGCGTTGCGGGGGTCGAAGTCAAAAAAGTCGTGAACACTTGGGCCGGCGCTCTTACTATAAGAATATGGGGATACTTCGCAATAGAGAAACAGAGAGAAAGTCACATCGAGCACGGGCTCGAGGGTCAACGTCAATCGCGATCGGACGGGCGCCACATGATGAAACAACAAGCGCTAGCGTGATCAGGTGACGCTTGATCCGGTGGGCGGGGAAATGAATGAGTACCCGCTCACCACTTTCTTTCAACTCTTTTTAGACAATCGTGCAAAGACGTAGGAGAATATGGTATAATATAATTGAAAGTGGGGAAAGGACTCCGCTAAATTTTCCATAGGTGATCAATGAAACTTCGCGACTACAAAACCCTCCTCGCATCTAACAAAGAAGCAGCAATGCTCTTCGACTTGACCGAGCGATTTCCCCGTGGTCCGACGACGAAGTTGCGCGATCGCGATTACAAAAATGAAGACGGCGGCATCCTTTCGAAGGGTTGGGGTTCTGCTGAAGCTCCCTACCTAAATCGCGGAGTCGATACTGCCGAAGGGTCTAACATGACCGGCGGTTGGTCTCCTTACGAAATCTACGAGCTCAATGACGACGAATGGCGTTGCGCTCGTGCGCTTCAGCAAGTGGAAGTTCCCGTCGCCATGGCGATGGCTAAGCACGACACGTGGGGTTGCGAGGAAGGAAACGCAAAGCTCTTCAAGACCGGCGCCCAGCTTACTCGGCGCGCTCGTCGTCTCGCTAAGCGAATTCGCGAAGCGAAGACCTGGGTTCAGAACAACATCGGTACGGCTGTCTACTCGGTTAATCTCGGGCGATGGAGTAGCGATTCGAAAGTCTACGTTCATGCCGACAACGAGCCTGGAGCGTTGAAGCAGTTCGAGCTCTTCATGCAAGGAGCGTTCAACGAACACTGCGATGACTACAACGCAGACCGTCTCTCGGTTGAGTACGTTCGTCCAGCCAAGACTCCACTCGAGCTCATGGCTCTTAACGCTCCATTCCAGGAGCGGTACCGCAAAGCAGTCGTGTCTAAGAAGGCGCAGGTTGAAAAGCTGCTTAAGCAAATCGAAGCGATGGACATGGCCGAGCAGGTCGTTAACATCTACGCAATCAACATGGTGGCCACCTGGGGTACAGGTGAAGGAGAAAATGCAGATGCCTGAAGAGAAAAAGCGTAACGATTCCAATGGCTTGGGGCGTTGTCCTCATGGTTCAGACGTTGGACTATTCGGCGAGTCAACACATTTTGTCGACTCTTTCGTTGCTGGATTTATTTACGCCGCGGCATGTGAAGAACTTTTGGAGAAGACTCATGAGATCAATCGCATGCTCGAGACGATGACTGAAGAAGAAAAAGAATTGCTTCCCACTATTAAGGAAGATCTTGCAGATATCGACGCGAAGTGGCTTCTTGCTACTGCAATGTTTGGGATCCGCGCTTAAAAAACCTAATCAAATCAAGGACTTAGAACCTCGTGAATAACAACGTGCAAGTATTTAGAACGATGGCGCTTACCCTAAACGATGCAGACTTCGATGCTGCTATGACGATCATGCGTGAGGAGTCCCAAGCCCGACGAGATAAACGGATGCTCACCAACAAGCGAAGTCTTCGAGTTGGATCGATCGTCGAGTGGTCGGGTACCAAGTCGGGAACGTGTACTGGCGAAGTCGTGAAAGTCAAAACGAAGAAGGCAATCGTCAAACAAACGAATGGTGGCAACATCAGATCAATCGGCTCAAATTGGGATATCCCCATGAGCATGCTCAAAGTAGTGGGCTAAAACCGTGGTACAACCACAACAATTGTGAAGGTATGAAAATGAACAAGTATATCGCAAGAGGTGTGTGTCAAAAGTGCAGGGCAGAAGAAGTCATTGCTCATGCAGGCTACAAGCATTTGTGTCAACGTTGTGACAGTCGGCTGTGGCGAAAGATTGGCGGCGAACAAAAAGAAAACTGGTTCCGTACCGGCCGGATCAATGGATAAAAAGTGCAAAAGAATGCAAAAAAGTTTGGACAATCGTGCAAAAATACTTAAATTAATGGTATAATATTAATATAAAGGGAATGGGGAATAGGTCCCCCCCTTCAATCCTCACGGAGAAAAAATGGATATCAAAACCCTCAAAACCATCGTTCCCAATCTTCCTCCCCATATCGCGGTCCTCATGCGTGGACCAACCGGTGTTGGTAAGTCTCACGTTGCCCGCGAATTCGCGGATGCACTCGGACTCCCTTTCATCGACGTCCGCGGTTCGACCATGGACGAGGCGAAGGTTGGTGGTCTCCCCGATATGAAGGCAGTTGACGAAAAGAAGGTTGCATCCTTCGTCGTCCCTTCTTGGTTCAAGACCGCGTGTGACCGCCCTTGCGTCATCATGCTGGACGAGCTCAACCGCTCTATGCCGACCGTCATGCAAGCCTTCTTCCAGATTGTTCTGGACCGTGAGCTTGGTAATGATGAGGACGGTATCCCTTACCGTCTCCACCCCGAAACCCGGGTGATTGCAGCTGTCAACGCTGGTAACGAATACGACGTCAACGAAATGGACCCCGCGCTACTGCGGCGTTTCTGGGTTTGTGATGTTGAGCCTACCGTGGCTGACTGGGTCGAATGGGCCGAGGGAGCTGGTCTCGATAAAATCCTCATCGAGTTTGTCAAGGCAGAGCCTGCCCACTGGCGAGTAGATCCCAGCCAGGTTGAGCCCGGAACTGTTGTTCCTACTCCCGCCTCTTGGCACCGCTTGAGCGATTCGCTTGGGTTCATGGAGTTGGCTCCTGAAAAGCTGGCTGGTAACGACGCCCCTGGTCACTTCTACAGTGTCCTTACCGGGTTCATCGGTACCGAGGCTGCTATCGCCTTCCGCGACTTCGTCGTCAACTACGAACTTCAGGTCTCCGCTGAGGATATCCTGAACGGTAAGGTCAAGGCTGCAGACGTGGCCGATGCCCCGGCAAGTCAGATCACCGGTATCATCGAGAAGCTGGAAAACCACAGTAAGGAAAACACTTGGAAGGCCAAGCAGGTCAAGGCAGTCGCTGCCTTCGCCGAGGGTCTCGGAGGAGAGTTCCTCATCCAGACCTTCACTGCGGTTCAACGAGCCGGTAACATGAAGAACCTGTTGCCCCTCAACAAGGCAATCGGAATGCAGGTTGTCGAATTGGTTAACGCCGCTCGCGCCACACAGGCGTAAGGCGTAAGAGAGTCGGAGGTATGAGGGTTCCTCCGGCTCTCTTTTTTTTACCCTCAAAACCATGGTTGTACCATAATAATGGAGGAAGGATAAAATGTCAAAAAAGGTAACACTAGAAGAAATGTTCAAACAGCTTCAAGAGTGGCGATCAGAAGCCACTAATTTTCGTAATGACGGCTGGACACAAGAAGGCTATCGAGAGAAGTTCGATCTTTTGCATACGCGGATCGTTACGATCATGAACGATATTAACAAGGTCGCTGCAGAAGAAGAAGAGAAAGAAGCATTTCGACCAAACCCACGAGAAGAAAGCTAATTAGTTTAGACAATCGTGCAAATCGCCTCAGTAATGTGGTATAATATAATTGAAGGTGGGGAAAGGATCCCACCCCCTTCTTGGAGTTCAAATGGCAGTCAAAGCTAAAAATGAAAATACCGCCTCTGACGGAGCAGGCATCCAGTTCGCTGATGAAGCGACTGCAAAAGCCTTCGATATTAAACCGCACCTCGTAGGCATGATGCTTGAAGAGCCCTTCTACGGAAAGGTTCTTCGAAACGTAACTAAGGTTGCCACCACACGCATCCGCACCGCGGGTGTTCTCGCTAAGGATGGCGATCTTAAGATGTGGTTTAACAAGGCATTCCTCGCAGCCCTCCCGGGTAAGCATATCCGAGGTGTCATGAAGCACGAAATGCTCCACCTCATTTTCGAACACACCACGACTCGTAAGTACGAGCCGCACATCATTTGGAACTACGCTACCGACTTGGCTATCAACAGTCACCTGGTGGACGAGCTTCCGGATTTCGGTCTTTTCCCCGGCAAGGCTTTCAAGGCTCTCACGGAGGAAGACATCGAGCGTATGGGTGAGGAAGCCGCTCGTCGGTACCAACTGGTCTCCGATAAGGTTGCTAGCTTCCCTCCGAAGATGGCTGCCGAATGGTACTTCGCTCGACTGATGGAAGACAAGGATGTCGCTGACTCCATTCAAAACCCCAACCCCGATAAGGGCGAAGGTGGCGAAGGTGGAGAACCTGGTCAAGAAGGTGGCGAAGGTGGACAGCCCGGACAAGGTCAAGGTAATGGTCCCGCAATGCCGGGTACCCTGGACGATCACGACGGCTGGGGTGAAATGAGTGAAGAGGATCGCGAGCTGGTCAAGGCAAAGATTAAGCAGGCAGCTGGTGAAGCCGCTAAGGATTGTGATTCGAAGGGTCAGTGGGGTTCGGTACCTGCCGAGCTTCGGCGAGCCATTAAGGCAGCTCTCGTTGCAGAGGTACCTTGGCAGAAGATCCTCGACCGCTTCTGCGGATACAGCCGCCGGGCACACCGGACGACTTCTTACAGTCGCATCCACTCGACAGAT